CTAAATAGTACCACTTTGGTACAAAAAATAGAGAAGAAAAAACACGCAGTTCTTTCTTTGTGGGATGATACAAAAAAACTAGCAGACGCAGAAAACAAAACACCTGTGATTGCTTTGTGTCAAAAAAACAGAAAAGGTTTTTGGATAGTTGTTCACGAAGACGACTTACAGAAAGTTGTGGATGCCAAAAACAATAACTGAAGAAATCCTAGAGTGGTCTGAAAAATTTTTAGAGTTGCCCTCTGAAAAATTAGGAGGATGGTCTATATGCCCTTATGCAAAGGCAGCAAGACTTAAAAACGAAGTTAAGATTGTAGAAGTAGAACATAGCAAAGATTTTTTGTATACTGTTACATCAGAAGCAAGAACAATAAAGAAACAAAATAAAAAACTTGTCGTTGTTGCTTGTGATGATTTTAATATTGAAGCTGAAGAGTTAGGTTGCTATATAGATGCTTTAAACTATGCTTATGTTTACAACGATGTTTATCTTATGCCATTTCATCCAGACGATAATGGAGAAGAGGTAGAGTTTCTTGAAGATAATCTTGAAACTGAAAACGATTTTTATATGGTTCTTATCCAACCATATAATGAGTTGGAGAAGGCTTCGCAGTCACTCCAAAAGAAAGGATACTACAAAAACTGGGATAAAGAATATTATCAAGATACAGTAGTAAAACGACAATCATATAGGAGAATTTACCATGATGGGAAAAAAGAAAAGAGTTAAAAATTCTATGGCTATGATGCGAGGTGGCGGAATGGCTAAGAAAAAAAGAGTTAAAAAAGCTGCTGGCGGCATGATGAAAAAGAAAAGAGTCAAAAAAGCTGGTGGTGGAATGATGAAGAAGAAAAGAGTTAAAAAATAATTAGTGGATACCTCTAAATTAATAACTTTTTTAAAAAATAAAATCGATAGGGAGATCGACAGTATCAAAGATGCCTTTGAACAGGGTCGAATCCCTAAAGAAAACTACGATATTTCGGTTGGTGAATTAAAAGGTTTACGAACCGCAAAAGATTTGTTATTAGAATCAGCTAAGAATATAGCCGATGACAACGACAAAATTTAGTCTTACTGAAGAAAAACTAGACAAGAATCATCCAACTGCTGTTGGACACAGAATACTTGTTCAAGTTTTAGACGTTGACGACAAAACCAGAGGTGGAATTTATCTACCAGGTAAGTCAGTGCAAGAACACCGCAATGTTGCCTCTATTGGCAAAGTAATACAAATGGGTGAAGACGCATACAACAGAGAAGATATGTCAAAACCTTGGTGCAAACTTGGAGATCATGTAATGTTCGCTAAGTATGCTGGTCATCGTTTTCAATTCGGTAAGACCGAACTTCGCATCATGAATGATGACGAGATATTAGGACTAGTTCCAGATATCAAAAATATTTCGTAACATCCAGTTACGCAAAAAATTAATCTAATAACTTTGGAGAGAAACCAATGCAAATTGTACACGATTCTTCGGGCAAAAAAAAACCGATGCAAGTCGTAGACGATGGTAAAGAAATTAAACTCAAGAAGTTTGATAAACTTGATATTCCAGAACAGGAAGAACAAGACAACTCAGACATCGAAGCAGTTACTGATGATACGCAAGTAGAACACAGTTCTAAACCAGAGGATACGCCAACTGAAACTGAAAGTGTCGTTGAGAAAGAGCAAGACGAACCTAAAGAGGAAGTTGCAAAAGAAGACGATAAAAAAAGCAATCGTTACCAAAATCGTATTAACGAATTGGTAAAGAGAGCTAATCAAGCTGAAAGACAACGAAATGATTTTTATAATCGTATTCAACAACTTGAAGAAGAAGTTAAAAAGAAAAATGTTGTAAGTCAAGATTATGCAAGTCTTCAAACACAATACTACGATACTCGTAAGTCTAATGCAGAAAAAGGACTAGAGGCAGCTCGTAAAGCACACAAAAGTGCATATGATGCGGGTGACTCAGATGGTATGTTAAAAGCTGCTGAAGACATTGCAGAGTTCAAAGCTGAGATGAAAATGTTAGACAATCAACAACCGATTGTTCAACCAACTCCACAGCAACCTACGTCAAAAGTAGAAGAGGTTAAACAACAACCCGCACCAACAGAACAACCTGTTTCACAACCAGACCCTCGTGCTCTAAGATGGGCACAAGATAATTCTTGGTTTGGAACTGATGTTGCAAAAACTGGTGCTGCTTATGCTATTGATGCAGCTCTTAAAATGGAAGGCTACAATCCATCTAGTGAGGATTACTATTCAGAACTAGATAGACGTTTAGCAGAATCCTTCCCAGGAAGAGAAGAAGCTAGACCTAAACAAAGGGTAGCTGGTGTAACTAAAGCACCAACCGCACCTAAGAAGGTTCGTATGAATCAGAGTCAGATCGCTATGGCTCGTAAACTAGGTGTGCCACTAGAAGAATATGCGAAATTCGTGAGGAACGACAATGACCAATAAAAATCGAACCCACTCGACTAGGGAAAAAACAAGTCGCAAAATAGTCTATACGCCTCCCAATAATTTAGATGCTCCAGACCCAAAGGTAGATGGAATAAAATACCGATGGATTAGAGTTTCATCTGGGGGGGAGGATGATTCACAAAACATATCCAAAAAAAGAAGAGAGGGATATGAATTTGTGCGGGCTGAAGAACACCCAGAATTTGACGCACCAAAACATGAATCTGGAAAATATGCAGGTGTAATTGGAACAGGTGATTTAGTTCTAGCAAAGATACCAACAGAAATGTCAGAAGCTAAGAAAGAGTTCTTTGAACAAAAAACTCGTAGGCAGACAGCAGCTGTTGATAATGATTTGTTAAAACAACAACATCCTTCAATGCCAATTTCACAGCAAAGAGATTCGACAACAACTACAGGCAAGAAAAAGTCTGAATTTGATGATTGATAACTAGATTGATGCTCGGTGTAAACTTAACTATTTTTAAAATTAGGAGATAATTATGGCTAACGTAGATGCCGCTTTTGGCATGAGACCAATAAGACATCTTACAGGCGGACAAATTCGAGCTAATGAGTATAAGATAGAAAGTGGAACATCATCCAACATTTTTACTGGTGATTGTGTAAAACTATTAAGCACAGGTTACATTGATGTAGCTGCCGCTGGTAATAGGATATTAGGTGTTTTCGCTGGAGCTCAATATACTGCATCAGACGGAGAGGTCAAATTTGTAAGATACTTTCCAACTGGAACAGCTACACAAGGTAGCGGAGACGTAACTGCATACGTTTATGATGACCCAAATATTGTATACGCAGTACAATCAGCAGGTTCTGCTGATTTTGCTGACATAGGAAACCTAGCTGACATCGTTGTCGGTTCTGGTGATACAACTACTGGTCAAAGTAAAGTAGAAGTTAGTGGAACAACAGGTACAGGTACTGCGAATTTAAGAATACTTCGTAAGTATGATGACCCAAAAAACTCGTATGGAACTAACGGTGTCCTTGAGGTTACAATTCATGAACATGAACTTAACCAACACATTGATGCTGATGGTACTCCAGGCGTATAATAGGAGGATAGTAACATGGCTGTTATATCAAGAAGTCAACTCGTAAAAGAGTTAGAACCAGGACTCCACGCCTTATTCGGGTTGGAGTACAAAAGATGGGAACGTGAACACGCAGAAATCTTTACAGAAGAAACTTCAGAAAGAGCTTTTGAAGAGGAAACTCTTATCACTGGCTTTGGTGCTGCACCAACAAAATCTGAAGGTGCATCTGTAGAATTTGATTCTGCTGCTGAACAGTGGACAGCAAGATATGTGCATGAAACAGTTGCACTTGCTTTTGCAATCACTGAAGAAGCAGTTGAAGATAATCTTTATGATACACTATCTAGAAGATACACTGCTGCACTAGCACGTTCTATGGCTTATACTAAACAAGTAAAAGCTGCAAACGTACTAAACAATGCATTTAGTTCTAGCTTCCCAGGAGGAGATGGTAAGGAGCTTATCGCTACTGACCACCCAACTGTACAAGCTGGTACTCAATCAAATGAGCCAAGCACTGCGGCTGATCTTTCTGAATCATCTTTAGAAAACGCAATCATTTCGATTGGTGGTTTCGCTGATGACAGAAACATTCCAGTTGCTGTACAGGCTAGAAAGTTAGTAATACCAAAAGAATTAGCTTTCACTGCTCAAAGAATTTTGAAAAGTGAACTAAGAGTTGGTACTGCTGATAATGATGTTAACGCATTAAATAGCATGGGAATGTTCCCAGAAGGTTATGTAGTAAACCACTACTTAACTGATACAGATGCGTTCTTCATCTTAACAGATTTAACTAACACTGGACTAAAGATGTTCCAAAGAAGACCTTTGAAAACATCAATGGAGCCAGATTTTGAAACAGGAAATATGCGATTCAAAGCGTCTGAAAGATATTCTTTTGGATTCTCAGACTGGAGATGTATCTTCGGTTCACCTGGAGCATAAAGTACGCACTAAGGGGGGAATAGTTCCCCCCTTTTTTTTAACATTTTGAATGGTGGTTTAACCACTGGTCTTTAAGGAGGACTGTTCAAATGCCAACACATTTTTCATCAGGGGTAAGTAACAGAACTAACGGACATCCATTGTTCGAGTTCCCATACTTAGACCCTTTCAAATACTATATTTATTCAAACGACTTTTTTACTTATCATGCAGATGAGTTTACAATTACAACAACAGAAGGTGGGTCTGGAGACGCATCAGAAGCATTAACTTCTTTAGCAGGCGGAGCATTACTAATTACAAATGACGATGCTGATAACGATCATGACTTTTTTCAATTAAAAGGAGAGTCTTTCAAATACAGCTCAACTAAAAATATGTTCTTTAAAGCTCGTTTTAAAGTTAGCGATGCAACACAATCAGATATTGTAATGGGTTTACAGATTACTGATACATCTCCATTAGCAACAACTGATGGTATCTTTTTCCAAAAAGATGATGGTGATGCTAATCTAGATTTTCATATCGAAAAAGATTCAACACAAACTGATAACACAGCAATCTCTACTTTGTCTGATGACACTTTCGTAGACGTTGCTTTCCATTATGACCCTAAAGGTAATCTTGGAAGCGGTAGTTTTAAAATTTATGTAGACGATGCACTTGTTGCTACACAAACTACTTTAACAAATGTGCCAGATAACGAAGAGCTAACTGTTTCTTTCGGTATCCAAAATGGTGCAGCAGCGGCAAAAACCATGACAGTAGATTACATCATGGCTGCTGTAGAAAGATAGAGGTAACAAATGGCTGATGCAGTAACTTCACAAATTATTGGTGATAATGTTGGTGCAAAAAGCATACTTGTAAAACTTACAAATATATCAGATGGTTCTGGTGAAAGTGCTGTAGCTAAAGTGGATGTTTCTGCTTTAGCTAAAAGCACAGATGGTGAATCGTGCTCTAGAGTTGCTGTGCAAGAAATATATTATGATATTTTTGGTATGAGAGTGGACTTATTATGGAACGCTTCATCTAATGTTATTTGTAAAGTTTTAGGTGCAAATGGTGCTTTATCATCACAAGGTTATATGGATTTTAGAGATTTCGGTGGTATAACTAACAACGCAGGTTCTGGTATCAATGGTGATTTACTATTAACAACTACAGGACACACTGACGGAGATCACTATACTATTATCTTAAAACTTTCAAAGACGTATTAATATTATGGCAACCTCTGGAACTAGAACTTTTACCCTCGCTGTAGATGAGATTATAGAAGATGCTTATGCTCGTATTGGTGGAGAACCACAAACGG